CAGAGATTCACAGACGTAATCACATATTCCATACCAATTATCCGTCTTCTTTGCGCCCTGAGCGGTGGGGAAGGACCCGTTCTTTTAAAGAACCCATGGAATTTAGGCGTGATATACCCCAAGAAGAGCTTTTAGAGTGGGAAAACGGGGGGCCAAAGCCCGATGGCGGGCTTAATTCTACCCTCTCAATTTTCACTGAAAGGACTCCACTTGCACGTACTGGGGCTACAATTCAGTACCTTTTGCTCTCTGAGTTCGCCAAATACCGCAATCAAAGCACGATTATTAAGGAAATGTTCCCTACTGTGCGTAAAAACACTGGGGCTATCGTCATTGATACGACTGCGGAGAGCCGGGGGGATTCGTATTCTCGTTTGTGGGAAGAGGCCGTTGCCGGTCGTTCTGAGTTTGAGCCTGTGTTTATCTCCTGGCTCGATGATGAACAGCAATGCCACCAAGCGCCGTCCCAAGAAAATGAAGCGTTGTTCTATGACTGGCTTCAATGCTTTAAAAGAAACGATGGGACTGGACTCGAGAAATACTCCTCTCTTTTAAATCTTGATGATGATGAGTTTGACTTATTGCAAAACCACATCGTTCCAAGATGGACAAAAAACGAAGACGAGAGAATCTACCACCCAATGGGGTGGATTGAGTGGAGACGCTGGGCTATCCAAGACCGTTGTGACGGTAAAGCCAAGATATTTAAAAACCAGTATCCCACTCACTGGCGCGAAGCGTTTATGTCTTCGACGCTTACCATCTTTGATATGAGCCAGGTGTCTAACCAGGCAGAGCGAATTAAAGAAGAAGACCCTGCGGTAAGGGGTGAGTTAATTACAAAGAGTGGGCGTAGAGGGTTAGATCCTGATCCAGAAGCTATGATGTCCCAAGTAAATCAAACACATCATATGGTAACTCCAAATATGTTTGAGTTTGTACCAGAAAGCTTCGGACCCATTAAAATATACGAACCGCCCATTCCAGGCGAAGAATACATTATTTCCTCAGATTATGCAGAAGGGCAAAGCGCCCAATGCGACTACAACGTCATCCATGTGTATAAACGAGGAGATACACTAGAGCAGGTAGCGCACTTTCGTGAAAAGTGTTACCCTGAAGAATCCGCGTCAGAAGCTATTGCCCTTGGAGCCTACTACAATATGGCTTGGCAAATGCCTGAAGTTAATTCTTGTGGGGCTGCTGCACTGGCAATGTTTAGGTCCTGCTATCCCATGGACCGCATCTTCCGTAGAAAAACAGCCGATAACATCGAAGGAAGCAATCCATCAAAACTCCTGGGTTGGAGAATGACGGGTCGAAGTAAGTCAGAGGCAGTAAGTGCTGCGACGGCTTATTTTAAAAAAGGACTATGCATAATTAAAAATTCCAATACACTGCGAGAGTTGGAAGTTTTTGTTAAGAAAAGCTCCCGTATGCTACCTGAAGCTATGGATGGGACAGATCCTATTACAGGCGAAAGGTACCACGATGACGAAGTGACATGCATGGTTTTGGGAATTTATGGCAATCGCCAACTCCCATACCGTGGCAGAATAATGGTAGACGATAACTCGACTGCCACAAAAGAATGTTCCCACTTAGTTGTTGCAGGCGGAGTGTGTTTAAAGTGCCGTAAAAAGATACCTATGGCCGAACCCAAACCCTTGACTTTTGACCAGCTTAGGGCGACGGTTAAAGCAAATACGAAGAATAATAATGTGCGCGGCTCTAATGCGATGTTAAATTTCTGGATTCAAAGATAAGAGGTTAAAATGCCAGTTAGGGATATTTATGATTTGCCTCCTGTTCCCGTTGAAGGCCAGTCCCCCATGGAGTTTTTTGGGGTTGATCAAATGGTTCCTCGCCTTGGAGCATACGATCCAGAAGCAGACCTAATTAACACGTATGGCACCCTACCTCGACTGCCAGGAAATATCGAATCCACACCATTTGGATTAAATGCACCCGCTGGTCGAGAAATGACTGGGACACAGCCTGGATGGGCAGTGGCAAGCCAATACCCCGGCACACCCGTTATTGCACCGCAAGAATCTCTACGAAGACAGTCCTACGAAAACGTAGACCCCACATCATTCCAAAGAATCCCTGGTACAGCACTTACAGAAGAACGAGTCCCTAGCATGATGGAGCCAGGGATGGCTGTAGGCGGATTGGCGGGAGGCGGCGGCTCGGCAGGACTTGGAGCAGGAATGCGAGGAGCGGGACGACAAGGGCTTGCTCGAGCAGAAGGGCCAGCAGCAGAGGCAGCCGATAGACTGTTTCGAGCCAGGGCGGGGGAATATGTCGGAGGCCCATCTTTGCGACCACCACAAACCGCCCCGGGAACCCTCCCTATAACTACGATGACGCCGGTGCCAATGCGACCGATGACCCCTGAGCAGTTGGCGGCCCAAAGAAGTGGGACTCTTCCGTACACAGAAGCTATGACTTATTCAGAGCCCTGGTCTACTAAATACATCCCCACTAGCTACAAGCAAGTGCCTGGTGTTCGAGACGCTCGCTTTGAAGAAATTGTTACGAGTGAAGTTCCGTACACAAAAAATATTCGGATGTACAAAGAAAATCCTGGCATTAACCGAACAGAAGGACCACCCCCTCATGGAGGAGGTTGGGAAGAAACTAGTGCCGGGTGGGGGTACCGAAACCCAGGCCTTCGAGTTCCTGAAGCGTATGAGATGGGGATTCAGCGAGCAGGAGGTCATACAGACGAAGCCATGAATCGACTAGCTGCAAGAAATCAAGCTTTGCAGGCTGAAATGGCCAGGAACCAAGCACTGATTGGAACTGGTAAACAATTGGGAGGACCCCTTCTTCCGTTTTCTGGCCTTGCTGGTACAGTTGGCGGTGGGATTGCAGGCCTTGCTTATGATGAAGTGTTTGGTCAAGGCGCAACGACGTATCGAGATCCTTCAGGTAAAGAACGAAAAGGCCAACGCGCCCGCATTTTTGCTGAAATGACCCCAGAGCAACGAAAAGGACTTGGCGCATCTTTGCATGGGCAGGTCCTCCAAGGCTATGGACTCCCAACAGATACCCCAACAGAAAGCACTGCAAAGATGCTGGAGCTACAGGGAAAGCACGCCGCTAATGCAATTCGTAGCTTAAGTGCAGAAGAGTTCCTCAAAGAAGGGGCTCGTCGAGTTCGTAATTTTGAAACCACAGGCGAGTTTTACCCAGGAGGGGAATAATTATGGCTGGTTTTGAAGACATGGGATTGGGGGGAGAACCTCGACCAATCAATGCTGTTGATCCACTCGAGATTGATTCTCAAAAAGAATATGAGCACGCAGTGGGCATGGAGCTATTGATTGATCTGCTTCAAGCAAAATCTGCTCAAGCAGAAGCAAGCGGAGCAGCATCTCAACGAGGACCCATTCCTCGAAACCCAGGTGGCATGGCTGCAATGGCTCAAAAACTTGCTGTAGATGCTCGAGATCCAAATGTGGCCCCTACCAGTAGATTAGGCGCAGCGCGTAAATTGCTAGGCGCGAAAAGATCTCGAGTTAAAAACCCATCCGTGCCAGGTATGCCACGGCTAAAACAACTTGTAGATGAGCGAATGGGTGGAGGCGGTGGGGCTCCGATGCAACAACAAATGCCACAACAAATGCCACAACAAATGGCACAGCAAGCCCCCATGCAGCAGCAACAGCCGATGCAACAAGCCCAACAACGCCAAGCGCCTCGACAAAACCCGATGCAACAGGCACGTAGGCCTGAAATTTACAAGCCTTTGGGAGGCCAACAACAACAGCAGGCCCCACAAAGATTGGCGCAAGCAATTCCTAACAGCATGATGGGAGGCGGCGGTGGCAACTCAATCTAAAAACCCTTGGGATGCAACTAAATACAGAACGCCTGGAAAAGACGTGGCCCTTCCTTGGGAAGCAGGGAAAAGCTGGTTTGAAAGAAATGTTGCGGGTCTTCTTGGGTCAGCGGTAAGCCTTAGCGCAGGAACAGCATTAAACTTTGTCCCTGGGATGCAAGGCTGGGGAACTATGGTGGGTGCTACTGCTGGCGAGGGCGTAGAATTGGGAGTCAGGGGAATGCAAGGGGCTCCTGTTGGTGAGGAGCAATGGCAGCAAGCTGGAGTTGGTGTTGGGACCGGAGCAATTGCTGGTGGTGCCCAAATGGGTGGCGAGGCAATTAAACAAAGCATGGAAGCTGCTCGTGCAGCAGAAGCAGCGCAAAAAGCACGGCAAGCCGCGCTTGGCCCAGAAGTGTTTAATTTTCCTACATATGCAAGCAATACACCCATTCCGCCTGGTCCAGCCCCAGTCTCAACCCCAAGCGCTCCTCCCGTGCCGACACCAGCCCCAGGTGCTCCTGTTCAAGGTCAAGCCGCTGGTCAAACAAAGTCGCCAGTTAAGCTTGGCTCAGATCTTTATGGGAAATCTGCCCCAGGTAGCGTAAGTAAAGATACGACTGTTAGGGATGTGCTAGGCGCTCCTGCTCCAGGTAACGTAAACAAAGGCATGAGTGTGGGAGATGCGTTGGGCGCTTCTGCTGCACCGGCACTCGGGGCTGCGTCTAAACTAAGTGCTCCAGATACCTACGGATTGGGAGGCACTCCCCAACAAAAAGACACGCCATTAAGCGAGTTTGTGCCTTGGCAAAGTTATCCTTCGCAGGAGCCGCCGGTAAAACATTACCGAGATTACGCAGAGAGATTGCATAGGGACCCTCTATACGCCGGGAGGACCGAGGAAGTAATCCCTAAAAAACTAGCAAGATCGTACGCTATGGATTTTATAAGAGAAGGTTATGGCAGAGGCCAGGGTCAACAGGCGGCAGACTTTTTGTTTGGTGGTGACGGAAACCCCGCGTTTATGGTTTACAGCCCTGAGACAATTCCAGAAGCATATGCTAAAGAGTTCTTTCCCGAAATTGATTTTACAAAATACGGAGAACTTCCAGCGCCAACATATAGCAGTCAAACAACGGAAGAAATCCAAGATGAAATGTCTCGATTTCCTCTGCCAACTTCTGAGCGGGATTACCAAAATCTTACTGAAGAGCAATTAAAGTACTGGTATGGAAACGGACGCTACTAAACGGGTAAAAAATGCCTAAGTATAATGAGCAACAAAAAGTCTTAGATTACGTTAAGAAATGCGTAAAAAGAAATAAAGACGCCCGAAAGCCACTGGAGTATCGTTGGTATGAAAATGCTGCTTTTGCCGCTGGTTATACTAGTATCGAGTATGATCCTCGCACTCAACGTCCTGTTACTCTTGGGGGCGGAGCTACTGAGTCTAGCAATCCACAAGTTCAAGACAAATTAAGGAAATATCACGCAAAGCTCGTGTCTCCTCGAATGATGCCTGAATGCATTCCCGGCTCAAACGAACGTGACGCAAGAAAAAGAGCAGATGTAGCAAACTCTATTATCCTGCACTTTTGGGAAAAGCGTGAAACAATTTACGCCAAACATTCTAGTATGATGAATATGATGGTGTTTGGTAATGGTATTTGGGCAACCCAATGGGACCCAAACTCTGGGGAATGGGCAGAAGACGTTTTATACGACCAGGGAAAACCTGAGTATGAGCAATTTCCAATGCCTGAATTAAATGAATTTAACGAACCCATGTTAGTAGATATGCCTTTGCAAGAAGAGCGACTATTAAAAACAGTTCGTTACCAATCTGGGCTCCCAAAAATTCGGTCAATTCATCCGTTTAATTTCTTTCCAGATCCTCACTGGCGTCATTTAACAATTGACCAGTGCATGAATTATGCAGAAAGAAAATTGGTTCCGATTGACCTGGTAAAACTTTATTTTCCTGATTTAGATATTGATAAAGTTCAAAGAATTGAAGAGCCAGAGGATGCGTTTTTGTTCCGAGAGGCAAATGCGACTTTTGGTATGCGAGACCCAAGCCTTTCTGCGCCTCAAGAAATGGTAGAAGTGTGGGATTTTTATCACGCACCAGTTCTTTCCGATAAAAATGGGCTAGATTATCAAAATGGATTTCGTTGTATTTATGCTGGCGACCAAATAATTAAGTTGGTTAATGGCCTTCCTTACAACGATTACCCGCACGCAACATTCCGAGATCGACAATTCTCCGACAGGGGTTGGGGTCTTTGTGTTGTTGATGTGCTTCGCCAAGCGCAAAAGCGTTTGGACTTAGTAGAACGCATTGAGATCCGGGCGGCAGAGAGGACGGCAGATCCTCCCATGCTAAAGCCTCAAGGGTCTAACGATGTAAACTTTCAGGGTTTGCCTGGTGAGATCTATGAATACATTCCCTATGGGGAAGAGAAGCCCACATTCATGGTCCCGCCTCAGTTGCCGCAACACGTATTTCAAATGCGTTCAGATGCGATGGCTGACTTAGAGGCGTTGAGTTTGACTGCTTCTCCTGTTGGGGGTTCGACGCCTGCTCGAGGGGATAGTGCTGCGTACTTGGATCGTCTTCTTGAAGAGAACCAGGTTGCGATGGCTCCTACGGTACAAGAAATTGAAGCGGCTCAAGCTCACCAGGCAACCCAACTCGTCCGACTTTGCCAAGACCACCTACCCATCGGGTATCGCTTTGCATTAATGGGTAAAAGTGAGCAGCCTTCAGTATATGAATTTGATGGGCTGCCATTTAATTTAATTGATGTGCGTATGGTTCCTGGCTCTGCCGCTGTTTCATACCCTAATCAAATACGAAGTTCTATTATGCAGCTTGCTGCAAATGGAATGCTTCAAGAAAGTAATCCTCGGACAGACGCAATTGTTGAGCTATTATTAGGTGCTCCAGTTGCAAATAAACTGACCGATATTGAAGAACCTGGCGATAAAGCTGTTGCAGAATTAAATGTTTTAAGAATTCAAGATGGGCAAGAGC